ATAACACAACATTTAATTCATATTTAAATCTAATATCATCACACACTAATATGTCAAGTGTGCCTGGTAAAAATTTAAAGATAGGTGTAAAAGAAAAGAAATCTAACAAATGGGTTGGCTTTATCAGAGCAGGTTCTCCAGTGATTAACATGAAACCACGTAACACAATGCTAGGTCATGTACCAGATTTAGTTACATTTAACAAGACGGCCATTATGGGTTTTGTAATTGTACCATCACAACCTTTTGGTTACAATTACCTTGGTGGTAAATTACTGGCTGCCATATGTTGTAGTCATTGGGTAAGAGAAAAATTAAATGACAAGTATGGTATGAACTTATCATTATTTGAAACTACAAGTCTATATGGTAATAGTAAATCATCAAGTCAATATGATGGTATGAAACCATATTTAAGATATAAAGGATTAACTGATAGTGATTTCATACCTTTAATACACGGCAAACCCTTCCACGATTTATCTACCTTTGTTGAAAACAATGTAGGCCAACTTGTTAAAGCTGACGCTTCTAGTAGAAAATTAAAACTTACTCAAGCTATTATTGGTTTAGTAAAGAGAAGTTTATCTGGTGATAATTTAGATAAGTTTAATACTACTATTGTAAATGCCAAAAAACTTACAGAAAGAAAAAGATATTATACTTGTAATTATGGTATTAAGAATTATATAGATATAGTAAATGGTAAAGATACCGAAATAGTTAAAGATGAAAACTATGATAAATATGAATTAAATAATATCATAGAGTGGTGGAGAAAGAAAGCAACGAATCGTTATAATAATTGTAAGAATGATAATCGTTTGAGGAGAGAACTTGAAATATGGTCACCCGAAGCTAACATAGACATTATTAGATGATAACAAAAAAGGACTACAAAGACTTAAAAGAGTATTGGGATTACCAAAGAAAAATAGAATACAACAAAGAGATTGTACGTAATATGGCCGATCAGTTTGAGGGAAGAATATACAATGATTTTGGTAGGTTTGATATAAATGAAATGAAAGATTTATTATGGACAAAAGTAAAAACTGAAGACTATGAAGAACCTAGAAAAGGTTGGGTACCAAAAGATGAAACATTACGATTCGAATGGGAAGGGCCACCAAGTATGCCAAAAACTCAATTAAACAAACCGAAAGACCAAAATACTATGGACACAACCATGCCTAGTGGATGGGAAGATGTTTTTGATGATACTAAATAATATTGGACTTGACAATGTTGCTAAAATAATATATAATAAGAGTATAAATTTATAGGAGATATGGAATGAGTGATTTTTTAAAAGATATAATTAAAGAAACTGGTAATGAATATGCTGGTTTAGTAAGTGATGGTATTGATAGTGCTGACGTAACAAGTTTCATAGACACAGGTTCGTATTCATTTAACGCATTATTGTCTGGTAGTATCTATGGTGGTATGCCAAGTAATAAGATTACAGCAATCGCTGGTGAAGCCGCAACAGGTAAAACATTTTTCGCACTAGGTATATGTAAAGCATTTTTAGATAAGGATCCTGAAGCAGGTATTATCTACTTTGAATCAGAAAGTGCCATCTCAAAACAAATGATTGAGGCTAGAGGTATTGATTCGAAAAGAATGGTAATAGTTCCAGTTGCTACTGTACAAGAATTTAGAAATCAATCAATAAAAATTTTAGACAAATATATGGAGCAAACAGAGAAGATTAGAAAACCTTTAATGTTTGTATTAGATAGTCTAGGTATGTTATCGACTACAAAAGAAATGGAAGATACAGCCGCAGGTAAAGAAACAAGAGATATGACAAGAAGTCAGATTGTCAAATCAACATTTAGAGTATTAACATTGAAACTTGGTAGAGCAAACTGTCCATTGATTATGACTAATCACACATATGACGTTATAGGTTCAATGTTCCCTCAAAAAGAAATGGGAGGAGGATGCCTTGTTGCCGGAACTAATATTTTAACTCGTAATGGTTATAGAGCAATTGAAACTATTTCAATAGGAGATGAAGTATTTACTAAAGAGGGTGAGTTTAAAGAGGTGCTTCAAACACATACATTTAATAATAAAGACGTACTTGAAATTGAATTTGAAGATGGACATAAAGTAAAATGTACACCAGAACACAAGTTTTATATTAATAAACAATGGGTAAAAGCTAAAGATATTGCTGAAAACGACTTGGTGGAGGTGATATAAAGTATAAATAGAATTAGGAGAAATCTTATGTTCTTAAATAACAAATATACTAAAATTTATTTTAAAATGATTAATGCAGGCTTTAAAAGTAAACCAAACTATGGGTATTATGAAAGACATCATATAATTCCAAAATCTATTGGAGGTTCTAATAGTGAATCTAATTTGGTGTATCTTACAGCACGACAACATTTTTTATGCCACCTTCTATTATTAAAAATGACAACAGGTAATCAAAAAAAATCTATGGCATTTGCTTATTTTGGTATGAGAAGGTCAAATAGTAAAAAAAAGGGAGGAAGATATGATTCAATTAACTCAAAATTATACGAGAAGTATAGAAAAACAGCAGCTGAAGAAATATCTGGTGAAAATAATCCCTTTTATGGTAAAGGATACTTATTAAGAGGTAAAAATAATCCAATGTATGGAAAGCCTTGTCATTATAATATGAATAAAGAAGAAAAACAAACTTGGAAAAATAATATTTCTAAAGGTATCTTAGGAGAGAAAAATCCATTCTATGGAAAAACTCATACTGATGAAATGAAAAAAAAATTAAGAGAATTGAGGGTTCAGCCAATTAAAGTTTTTTTTAAAAATAATAAAATAAAAACATTTGAGGAATATGGAGACCTCGGAGATCATTTAAATATGTCACGTTACTTAGGAAGTAAACTATGTAACCCAAACAATTTTCATTTACTTGATAAATATAAAATTAAAAAAATTGAAAGGATAGTTAAAGTATGAAAACAATTAGAGTAAAGTCTATAAAACCTGTTGGTAAAAATAAAGTTTTTGATATTAGTGTGGACAAATATGAAAATTATATTTTAGAAAATGGTGTTGTTACACACAATTCAGGCCTAAAATACGCTGCTTCATCAATCATCTATCTCAGTAAGAGAAAAGAAAAAGAAGGTACTGAGGTTATTGGTAACATTATACATTGTAAAAATTATAAATCTAGGTTAACAAAAGAGAACGCAATGATAGATGTCAAACTTACTTACAAAAAAGGTTTAGACAAATATTATGGTCTTACAGAACTTGCTGAAGAAGCTGGTATCTTTAAGAAAGTATCTACACGATATGAAATGCCAGACGGTTCTAAAGTTTTTGGTAAGAATATCAATGAAAATCCAGAAAAGTATTTTACAAAAGAAGTGTTAGACAAAATAGATGAAACAGCAAAAAGAAAATTCCAATACGGATCAGACGAAGAAGACACCAATTAAAAGATATGCCTATGCTCAAAAGCAAGGTGATGATTTTAGTTGTATAAAAATCCTTGAAGGTAACTATGAGGGTATTATATACAAGTATAACAATATAAAGTTTTCTGAAACTGAAAATGAGGCTGGGGAAATACCATTAAAATTTACATATGATATAATGGCAAATCCTACTAAAGAAAATATAGAGTCAGATGACTTTAGAAATTATATCGGTGATATATTAATTGAATGTGTTGAAGAACAATTACAGAATGGAACATTGAAAATAGATGAATAGTGATAGAATTGAACTAACAATATTAAGAAACTTCTTTTATAATGAAGACTTTACTCGTAAGTGTTTACCTTTCGTAAAGACAGACTACTTTGTAAATAGAAATGAAAGATTATTGTATGAAGAAATTGAAAAGTTTGTACATGAATATAAAAATCTACCTACAAAAGAAACCATATTAATTGAATTTAATAAGAGAAAAGATATTAACGAAGATGAATTAAAATCAGTTAAAGAACTTGTAAACAATTTTGAGAATGAAAAGTCCGATTTACAATGGCTATTAGATACAACAGAAAAGTTTTGTAAAGACAGAGCAGTACATAATGCAGTGTTATCTGGTATTAAGATACTAGATGGTAAAGATAAAGAACATCAACCAGAGGCCATACCAGGAATATTAAGTGAAGCATTAGCTGTTTCATTTGATAATCATATAGGACACGATTATATTGGTGACGCTGAAGCCAGATTTGATTGGTACCATACAAAAGAAAAACGTTATCCATTCGATTTAAATTTCTTTAATAGGATTACAAAGGGTGGTGTTCCAAGTAAAACATTAAATATTGCTTTAGCAGGAACAGGCGTTGGTAAATCATTGTTTATGTGTCACTGTGCTGCAAACTTTTTAAATCAAGGTCAGAATGTATTGTATATTACATTAGAGATGTCCGAAGAAAGAATTGCCGAAAGAATAGACGCTAACTTAATGGACGTTACTATAGATGATTTACATGATATGCCTAAAGAATTATATGATGGTAAGATGAGTAAGTTGAGAAGTAAAACAGCAGGTTCTTTAATTATCAAAGAATATCCTACTGCCTCTGCTCATTCTGGCCATTTTAAAGGATTACTAAACGAACTATCATTAAAGAAAAGTTTTAAACCACAAATAATTTTTATTGATTATCTAAACATTTGTGCTTCAAGTCGGTTTAAAGGTGGTAATATATCATCTTACTTCTACATCAAAGCAATTGCTGAAGAATTAAGAGGTCTTGCTGTTGAGTTTGATGTTCCAATCTTTAGTGCCACACAAACTACTAGAACTGGTTTCGTAAGTACAGATATTGGTTTAGAAGATACATCTGAATCATTTGGTTTACCAGCAACGGCCG